TTATGTTTATTTTTGTTTTTTTTATTACTTTTATTATTTTTCGAAGGCATACTTATATAATAATTATTATAGGAATTATTATTTAAATCGTTTTATACAAGTCTAATATTAAATCGTTGTCTTCTGTTTTTCAAAGTTTTCTGTTTGTTTTTGGAACCACCAGTCAAATTATTCAAAGTATATGAACCTTCTGCTTGTTGTGCTGATATCCTTTTAAGTTCATCAACCACTTGAGTCCCGCCAACATTAGCTTTATATTTTTCGGTTAAGAGTTGGTTTATAATATCATATAAAGGTACATTGCGTTTTAACGCAATTGGGTCCTTACCTTTAACAAAAATTCCAGTAGCTTCATTAATAAGGTCTGATAGTTGTTCTTGATTTAATAATTCTAAATTGGTTTTATTATCAAGCTTTTTTTTTATTGCTATTGATGTTTTAACATGATTGTATGCTTGTTGTTGAGGTGTAAGAGTAGGAGAAACCTTTGATGACGAAAAAGGGTTTCCCCAAGAGAATGATGGTTTTTTGGCAGGATCGCTGACTTCTTTTTGGACGACAGGAGCTGGTGAATTTAGATTAGGATTACCGCCTCCGGCCTTAGCAGCCTCAGGCCTAGCTAACTCTTCGTCGTCCAATTTGCTGATAGCATTACTAAGTTCAATACCTGTTTCGGCAGCTGTAGGAAATTTTTGTCTAATATATGCTTTCATTTCATCTTCAAGTAGAGGCTGTTCTCTATTTAATTTTAGCTGTTTTTCTATAATCATAGGGAGGTATTTTTTTATATTTACTATTTCTTCTTGAGTTGTAGTTACTTCTGCTATTTTCTTTTTATAAACTTCAAGTATCTCAGTTATATCTTGTTTGTCCAATTTTGGTAATTCGATTTTAACAACATTTTCTTTGTCTCGACCTACACCTTCCAATAAATTTACTACGCTAAGTTTTACTCCAGTTTCAAAGTTTTTACCTACTGACGCTGGACTACTCCTGCTACTGCTGCCGCCGCCGCCACCACTACTGCTACTACTTGAAGTTACATTACTAGCCCTAGCACCTATATAATCGTTTACTACTTCTTTTCCTATTCCTATTCCTTTGTCACCAGGAGGTGTATAAGCTGGACGACCCTCTTTCGAACTGTCTTTATTAACATCAGTAGCTGAAGGCCTATTTTCTTCAATTTTAACAGGAACAGGAGATTCTTCTATATTAGACGCCAAATTAGATTTTTTGACTTCGACTGGAGTACTATTACTAGCATTTGTGGTATTAACTGAATTATTATTATTATTATTATTATTAGTATATGTCATTTGAGCACTAGAACTACCTCCTCCAGTAGCTGAACTACCTCCTCCAGTATCTAAATTTTTTTTTACACCACTTTTTGGGGTTCTTAATGGGTTTGGTTGAGTAAAATGGCCTGTTTTTTCAATTAGTCTTTCAGGCCTATTGTCGACGCCAGTATCTACGACAGTATCTACGCCAGTATCTACGCCAGTATCTGAATTATTATTATTATTATTATTATTATTATTAGAAGTAGTAGCACTAGGAGTAGCACTAGGAGTAGTAACAGGAGGAGCAGATACTACATTTCCCGCTACCAGGCTATTAGCTGCTATTTTAGCATTTCGTGCTTCTGCCGCCACCCTATCAGTTTCTGCCTGTGCTGCTGCTGCCGCTTGTGCCTTCTCTTCCTCTTCTTTTGCCGCTTGTTCCTTTGCTTCCTTTGCTGCTATAGCATCGGCTTTATAATTCTCAATAAATTTCGTGTATTCAGAATATAACCGTGTATAAGAAATCGTATTATCAGACGCAATGTCGTAATTAGTTACCATAACATTATCAAGTGGCTGCTTTCCATCTAATTTTTTAAACTGTTCTATAATATGTTTCTTTCTCTTTTTTAACTCCGTAATCATGATTTTGTTGTTATCAGGATAATAGTTGATTAATTCATCAACACTTTCATTTGCTTCTTTCAACTTTGTCCATGCGTCAATAACTTGGGTTTGAAATTCTTCGCACTCATCATCGAGAGAAGCGGGTTTTTCAAGTTCTTCAACAACTGTATCCTTTACAGATATCATCGTGGCGTCATCCGGCTCCGAATTCACAAAAATGTTTCCAAATACAACTGCGATTATAGTTGCAAGAACCACCGCAGTAAAGTAATTTTCCCCTAAATATGTATTCGTGCATGTAAACAAATTCAAAATCGCAAACACTAATATTAATGTCCGTTTATAAACAAGATTGTCTTTGATAAAATCCAGGAAACTCTTGCTATCCGATTGTTTGTCGGGTTTAAAAGCATCATATTCCTTTAATTTGTATCCAGCAGAAAATAACATTTTGAAAAATGGATAAAATGTTCCGATTACTGGAAACACAAACATGCTTAACACAGGTATAACAATAAGCCAAATTGGTATCCACACAAAAAACCGTAAACAAGCTTTGCCAATATTCGAAAAAATAGAATCACCATTTTTCAAGGCATCCACGCCATCAAACAGTCCACCGTCGTATCCGCCGTCATTCGGATTTTCAGGACTCGTCTGTTGACCTCTAGACAGTGTCATTATGGTATAGTAAAATGATGCCGCTCCATTCCAAATCCAAAAAAACGGAAAAAACATTACTCCAAAAAGACCATAAATAACAATTTTAAGAGAGTCGGGCATCATTCGAATCCCGTCAGGAATACTAACCTTGTCATACAGCCAAAACCCAGTTCCAATCACGTTATTTACTAAAATGGATTTAAAAATATCATAATTGGAAGCAGAAGCGGGGTTGTCTGTTTTTTTGCGAAGATTGCTAATAAAAGAGTGATTGAATGATTTAATAAAACCTTGTGAAGCAAAGGTTGCTTCTTGCTCCCATTTTCCAATCGGTTCTCCCCAAAATTTAAGACCTTTGAAGTCGAGTTCGGACATTGTATTCATTGGAACCTTTATTTCGCGATTGGTATCGTCTTTACCAATGCTTGTATTTTTCTCACACGTATATGGTTCATACAATGTATTAACAGGAATAATTTTAGCCGTAGACAATTTAGCTATATAGAGCCAAGACGTGCCAAATATGATAAACAATATGATTCCAACCATTGAAAGAGCAAAATTCTTTATAAATCCTCCGACATCAGTCTTCCCTGTTGATTGATTTTTCTTTTTTTTTATAGCATCATCATTCGTATCTGTATTTGTATCTGACATTATTTATAATAAATATATATTAAATTTTATAGATAATATACTAATCACTAAATTAGATTTTTTTTATATTGGATAAATAATAATGTCTTGAAACTGTAAAAAATATAATGAGTAAATATATAAATGAGCAAACTTCTGATATTACATAAATACAAATATATAATATTATCATTAATTCTAGTGTTGCTGTTCTTTGCTTTAGTAACACAGTTTTTTTCAATAAAAGAAGGGTTTTCTACAAATGACGATAAACCCGAAAACGTATTATATGGAAATATCACATATAATCCAGAGATATTCAATAAAAGTAATTCAAATATTAACACTAAACTAGTAAATGAACACAGTCATAATGTTAATTTGCCATTAAATGACACACTCGGTTGCCAAAATGCCTGTTATAATGCCAAATGTTCTAAAACTGGGAAACAGTGTTCCGACGATGTAGATTGTTATGAAGATGGATGTCGGTCACTATTATTAAAACAAGTTCATGACAACTTTGTCGCCGAACAGTCAGCCCCGATTGCGCCACAGACGTATACTGCTGCGGATACTTTAGAAACGGGACGTCTTGTCTATAATCAGAACCCACAACATTCTGCGTTAACCTATGATATTGGAACAAATGCCTCAGTTATTGACATGGCTGCGCAAGTGCCTAGACCTTATGAAGGATATGAAATATGGCAGCCTAAATATGAAGCAGCTGTTAAGCTATACAATGCGAAACTGGCAAGCGAATATGATATGGGACCGGAAAATTATATATTTTATAAGCAGAAACAAACTGCCACTGGTCTGTTCTATGACAACGGGCCAATTGCCGCCAATACCCACCTTTCTTAACTTCGTGAAAAATATATTATATTATTTGTTATATGATAATTTAAAACAAATAATGTTGAGTTAACTCTTGCTGTTTTATGTCGCATACATTAGACCCACGTTGCCGCCAATAAAGTTGACAATATTAATGCGCTCCTCGAACAGTGTTAGATTAAAGTTGTAATCATATATTCGCCATGTCGGTTTATTTACCGCGATTACTTGACCTGTTTGTGGGTCGCAAATGGAGAGACTTTGAGCTAAAGGGTCCAATGGAGGTATAATGGTCGTAAATTCCAACTCGATTTGACTAAATCGGTTCATATTTATTGCCCCTGACGGCTGTAAATCTGAATTATTGGAATTGATACTAAAATTGTAGCAATAAAGTCCTGGTGGCGCATTCCCAGTCGTCCTCGTATATTTCTCAATATAATTGTAAATACCAGCCGCTTGTATATTTTCACGATAAGACCCATCTAATAAAATACCCATTGCCACCAATATCATCTTGTCGTTCTCCGGTGAATAATTTGATGTAATTAGCAAGCCAGTTAGATTGTTATTCGGATTGACACCTGGACCAATATAAAACGGTATCTGATTACCTGACGCGTCTGTTCTATAAATAAGGTAGTCGCCTGATACCGGACCTTGGACTACATCTAAAGGCATATAATTATACGGCCAATTCGTGTAATTCGACCATTCGTTTCTCAAATTGGCATCACTGCGTTGGAAATAGAATAGCCAATTGGAAATCATTCCAATGGAATCAAGTGCCACCTTGTTCGGACCAGTAACATTGAAGAATTGCTGCTCATGAACCTGCTTAATCAAATATTTTTGTTCTTCCATCGCAAAAATACGCTCTTCTTCGTTGGATAAGAAACAATATGTACAATTCAAGTGGACATCCGCATTCCATAATGTCCTGGTATCCGCATACGATGTTATTCCCAATTCAATGTCGGGTGGCGGTTGTAAAAACCGATAGAACTGCATATACCATGTGTTAAAATTGGGCGCTATATAAGGATAATTATAAACCGTATCAAAAACATCACGAATTTGAAATAATTCACTAATGGGTCTTATTGTCACGACGATTTGTAGCTCGTTATATTGTAACGATGTCAATGGAAATGCCATTTGCGACTTGAGCCCGAACCAGTTATTTAGTGGGATGTATAAAATACGCCCGCGGATTGATGGCTCAGGTCCTGCTAAGTCGCTCGTATAAAACGCATTGGGATAAGAATTGACGCGCGCACCCGAATTACCTGGGTTATTCATTTCAGGCGTGTTACCGGACATCGCATCAAATAAATCCTTTTTCACGCCGGTAAAGTCACGTTGAACAGCTGCTAGTAAATAGTCACCCGAATACTCTTGGAGCGTATAGTTGCCGCAAACAATGCTGATTTTTGAAATCATTTTGGCGCCTAAATTATCAATCCATTTGAATTCATATGGTGCCCAATCAGTATATGTAGTAGAGCCATCACTTTGAGGGACTAGCTGTGGCGGTATAATTCCGCTCCAAATATTAGGCATTGCGACAGTGAGATAGCAATCCATAAGTAGGTCGGCGTATCTAGGGATTTTAAAAGTAAACGTAGATGGTTCAGATAGACGCAGTGTTTTAGAGCCCTCAAAGTCGACCCTGAATTTCTGTAGTCCAAAGTTCGTATATTGCGCATAAGTAGTTTTAAAAAATGTTTTCGACGGGTTTCCATTTAGTATTATATTTTGTTGTCCAACTGATACAAGATTCATAAGACCTCCAGGCATATTTAATTGTTATAATACTAACATATTATTTTTTTAACTGATTATAACAAAATAGTTATATAAAATGTTATATATAAAATATTATAAAACAATTATAAAAATATTTATAAAATATATTTTATAAAAATATTATAGACTAATATAAAAGATGTCAGATACAACAAATATAGCACAAGAAGCACAACAAAGTATACAAAATAGTATGTCAAAAATAAAAGAAATGTCGGAAGCTACTTCTATCACGCTAATAACTATGTTGACCTTCGTAGTAATGGTAATTACATTACTTTATTATTTTTATTATACAGGAACAGGTAATTTTGGAGGTATTTTAATAATACTCATATCAACAGTGATGTTAAGTATTCTAGGCCAGGCAATAACTGAAGGAACAATGGGGACAATTATTGGCGGCATACTTGGTGCAACTATTGGTATTATAATATATGTGAATATGGCAAATAATATGCTTACTCGTGAATGCCAGCTAATGGATACTGTATACGGTCAATTAAATACAAACATTTTACCACTTGATTTAACTCGCGACGTAAATCAACGTGAGTTTAGAGATTATTATGTTAAATCGGCTTACAACTGCTGTAGTGGAGGCAATTATAAAAACGATTATGTGTCTATGTGTACACTAAAAGACCTTTTGAAACAAGGTATTCGAGGCCTTGATTTTGAAATTTACTCGATTGATGACCAACCCGTTGTAGCAACAAGCACGGTCGATAATTATTGTGTAAAGGAGTCATTTAATTACATTAATTTTAGCGATATAATGAAAACAATATCAGATAACGCATTTTCGACATCCGGATCACCCAATCCTACGGATCCCATTATATTCCATTTACGAATTAAGAGCGAAAATCAGAAGATGTATGATAATTTTGCCAAGATATTTGAACAATATTCTGACTTGTTAATGGGCAAACAATATAGTTACGAGAATATTAAAAATAATACGATTACCAATTACGGAGCGACGCCGCTTAAAGAATTAATGGGCAAGATTTCAGTTATTGTAGACAAAAGCAATACAGCCTTTATGGAATGCTCTGAATTTTATGAATATGTTAATATGACAAGTAACTCAATATTTATGAGACAACTAACATTCGACCAAGTAAAAAATACGGATATTAACGAATTGATTCAATTCAATAAATTGGGCATGACAATTGGCATTCCGAATCCAGGAGCGAATCCCGATAATCCTAGTTCTGTAGTGTTGAGGGAGACGGGTTGTCAATTGCTGGCAATGAGATATCAAAATATTGAGGCAAATGTGGAAGAGAATGACGCGTTCTTTAATGAAGCAAATAGTGCGTTTGTTTTGAAGCCGGTGGCATTGCGCTATATGCCAGTTCAAATCGCTGCTCCGCCACCACAAGATCCTGCCTTATCGTATGCTCCGAAAAAAATAACAGGCCAATATTTCAACTATGATATTTAATATTTTTAATAGAAAAACATCATTCTATTTGAAAACCATTATTTAAAAATTTAGTATCATTATATATTAAGAAATATATAATGAAAAAACAAATATGCGACAAGACAATGAAATTTGAAGACTGTGAATTAGCTATATTGCGCAGCGCGGTAGACAAAGCAGACGAACGTCGGGGACGCAAAGAGGCCAATTCGCCGGAAATCAAACGCATAATAACCATTGTAGAGGAATTCATAAGACACAAGAAGTTAATTTGTTATGGTGGAACCGCTATTAATAATATATTGCCGAAACAAGACCAATTCTATAATAAGGACATAGAAATTCCTGATTACGACTTTTATAGTGCCAATGCGTTGAATGACGCGAAGGAATTGACGGACATTTATGTGAAAGCGGGGTTCGTCGAAGTGGAGGCGAAATCGGGACAACATTATGGCACATTCAAAGTGTTTGTGAATTTCATTCCTGTTGCCGATATCACATTATTACCCAAGGAGTTATTTAACTCAATAAAGAAGGAGGCTATTAAGATTTTTGGAATACTTTACGCGCCACCGAATTTGCTGCGTATGGGTATGTATTTAGAGTTGTCTCGTCCTGCGGGTGACGTGTCTCGCTGGGAAAAGGTTCTAAAGCGCTTGACATTATTGAACAAGCATTTTCCACTTAATTCTTCTCAATGTAACCACATTGACTTCCAGCGCAAAATGGGCGATGATGAAAACGTGGATAAAATTTATGATACAGTTCAGCAGACGCTTGTAGACCAAGGGGTCGTGTTCTTTGGTGGGTACGCAATCTCTATTTATGCGCAGCATATGCCGAACCATTTGCGCCGTAAATTGTTTAAAATACCGGATTTTGATGTGCTATCAGAAGAGCCAACACGAACCGCGCAAATTATTAAGGAGCGTCTGAATGATATGGATGTTAAGAATGTCAAAATTATCAGGCGTCCGGCAATGGGTGAAATTGTTGCGACACATTATGAAATTCGAGTTGGCAATGACACGGTTGCGTTTATTTATGAGCCTCTTGCGTGCCATAGTTATAATATAATTAAGGAGTCCGGACAGGATGTAAAGGTGGCGACAATTGACACCATGTTGAGCTTCTATTTGGCATTTTTATATGCGGACAGACCATATTATGATAAGAACCGTATCCTGTGTATGTCCAAGTATTTATTTGAGGTTCAAGAAAAGAACCGTTTATCGCAAAAGGGTGTGTTAAAACGTTTTTCAATCAATTGTATGGGTCACCAAGAGACGATTGAAGAAATGCGTGCTGAAAAGGCGGAGAAATTCAAGGAACTTAAAGATAAAAAGAATACAGCGGAATATGATGCGTGGTTTTTGCGTTATAGACCAACGGATACTAAAAAGGAAAAGGGTGAAGATGAAGATGAAGACGAAGATAAAGACAGTAAAGAAAAAAAAGCAACTAGTCCTAAAAATAAAACAAAACGCCCTCATGCTTTGAAGAAAAAGAGAAAGTCAAAGACAAAGAAGTCACCCGGGTTCTTTTTTTAATTATTTAGGAAAAATATTATTATATTATATAAAGAATATGTCAGGAAATTCAAAACCGCCTTTAAATACAAGCTTAGATTATCAACAAGACCAATTTGCCAGTTTAAGATTAATCCCCAACCCCGCAAATATTACTGCAGAATCGCAAAAAAATGCTGATGATTTTGGTGAAGAAAATGGATATAAATTTATGGGAATGTCTCAAACGTATCCTGGACTGAAGGTTTATTATGCACCTAATGAACAAAGAAAGGGATGGTATTTAATTTTTGCTGTTGAGCAATCAGGGGGTAGAAAAAAGTCTAGAAAGTCTAGAAGGTCTAGAAAGTCTAGACGTCATAGAAAAAGAACATACAAGCGCCGTTAATTATACATGCTGATTCATTTGTAACCGTTGTATAACTCGCTCTGAATTCTGCTCCTCATTCATGTAAATATTAATAATTTCGGCTGGCGAATAAAACTTATCCTGGATTTTTTTCAAATCTTCCTCCGTCATCTTCAAAGGGTTAAACAAATGATGATACATATCCGCGACTACTTGTCGGCTTGCCTGAGACAGTTCCAGTGTAATATCAATACGACCCGGTCTTTTTAGCGCCGCATCCAACGCATCATAATGATTTGATGACAATATCATTATTCTGCCCGGAGTTTCACGAACACCGTCCCACAAAGTTAAAATATCGTCCAGTGTAATGGGCGGTTCATCATTCAGTGACTTGGGACCAACTTGCGACCAGTTCTTTTTTGTCGCGTCATCCATCTCCGATATTGTCTCAATGAGGTCGCACATATTCACCTTAGAGTTCATCGTCATATCCTCCATATTGAGTTTTTTGCCTAATCCCAAACCAGCGTCTTTGTTTTTCTTCTTTTCTCGATCCAAAACAATGTCGCCGATACAGTCAATATCCTCAAATAAAATGATCTTCTTATCAAAAGTAATACTGCCTCGCTTATTATCTGTACTATATCTCTCTTCAAAAAACACATTATCAAGCTGTTTCTTTGTTTTAATGAGTTTCAAAGAGATACAAACAATATGCCGTCCAGTGTAATTCGCAATTGCCTTCGCCAAGGAAGTTTTACCAGTACCGGGAGGACCATACATTCCTATTCCTAGTGAATATGGAATCCCCTTTTCAAAATACCAGGGTTTGTTTTTCAAGAAAAAATCAAGTGTTGTCTTTGTCTTGTTTTTCGCGTCGAAATACATGTTATCAAATGTGCGAATACTTTCAAATATATTCTCGTCCCAACACTCACAACTACAATCCTCGTATTTTGTTTTCGATAATGTATAAATAAATTGCTTGTTTTCTCGTAGATGCTCTATGGATGAAATGTATTTTCGAGTAATATCATCAACAAATGCTTTGATTGTTTGAATATTGCTTTTATATGAATACAGTTCAATGACAAACTTGTCAGTCTTGTTACTTACCGTCTTTTTGTTATTACTATTCTCTACATTTTCACTATTGTCATTCCCGTTGTGAATGTATGAATATGCGTATATTTCAAGTTTCTCTGAAATCAGAAATTTGTCGGATTGATTTACCAAAAAAATACCGTTGTCTGTATTCGACTTTCCTGAATAACGCTTACTATTTGTATTTGTAATGGTGTGCTCTTTTATAGAATGTATTGTATCATTTGTTTCAACTGTGTTTATAATATGGTCCCACAATGCTCTGAAACGGTCACTGAATGCGGCAGATTGGTGTAACTGATTGTCGTACATACTTGTGCTACACGAAATCTTGCCTTCATATTCGACCACGTTTTTCTTTGAAAAATAATGACATAACTTTTCGTAATTAAATATGGTTTTTAAATTAATAGTTTCTAGTACGTGAACATTTAACCATTTGAGAATTCCAGTTACAGTGGACAGTAATAAGGTTAAAACCAGGGTGTCTAACAGTGGATTACCCGTTTTGATGCGATCAAATAATATCATATTTGCTGCGTTTGAAGTAGCCTGTGTATTGATTTCCATTGAAAATATTATAATACAATTATAAGTAATATAATATTTAAGTTTGTTTTTTGTTTTATTTAAAAAAATTGAATTATTATTAAAAATATGATTTTATGTCAAATCAAATAAAATGAGTAGAAATAGAAATAATACTATACCATACTATAAGACCGAAAAGGTCAGAAGCGTTAATGATTATGACGGGATGGTTAGTTCTATAACATATGAAGAGATACAATTACAAAAAAAATTAGATGAATTAAAACAAGATAGACTACGGTTAGCAATCCAATTAAATTATATACCTTTACGAGAGGCGAAGGCAAAACCCTTTTCAGACAAGGCGTTACATTTTCAAAAGAAGGTCAAACAATATCAAATAGAAGTAGACAAATATTTGGAGACAGTAAACATTATTATGGAAGGTGGTAAGGATTGTGAAATTGATAAGGAAGTCAAAGAGAAGGAGGCTAGAGAGAAGGAGGCTAGAGAGAAGGAGGCTAGAGAGAAGGAGGCTAGAGAGGAAGAGGAGGCTAAAGAGAAGGGGGCGGCTCTAGTACGCGTTATACGCGTTATAATTAATGAACTACCTTATTTAAAGTCAAAAGATGGTATCCTTTACAATGTAGAAACCAAGGAAGTTGTTGGTCTTTATGATGAAGAAACTAATAGCATTAAACCTTTACCTGATATAGATGAAGACGAAGAAGAAGAAGAAGGAGAAGAAGGAGAAGAAGAAGGAGAAGAAGAAGGAGAAGAAGAAGGAGAAGAAGAAGGAGAAGAAGGAGATAGTAATAAAAAGGTTAAAATTTGTTAAAATGTGACATTGTCTTTGTCAATGAATAATAAAGGAATCCAAATAGCCCGCTTGTAAATACAAGACCGTTGAAATTATAATTGCCGTCATTGCTACATAAAAAAGGTATATATTTGAATATCAGTTTTCGCATGATAGGCAATTGGAAGACGAAATACAGCACTGCCAATAACAGCGGGGCCTGTATTTCGTCGTATACCGCATCCAATGAGCCATTAATTGTCTCCTCTTTATAAGTGTAATTGGTGTCTTCGTCTTTAATATAATCTGACTGACTTGGTGGCGGTGGTGGCACATAATTTGCTTGTACTCCAGGGTCATTTACGATTTGTTGCGTGCTTTGAGGGATGTCGCGACTTGGGAGCGATGTGGCACCAGCAATGCTGGCTTGCTGTAATCCATTAACAATTTGACTGATGGTAGATTGGTCTAATGACATACCTTGACCTTGCCCTTGTTGCCCTTGTTGCCCTTGAGGAATCTTATAATTCGCTTCATTCGCCATCAAAGAAATATTACCACCAATGCTGCCGCCACCGGCTGGGTCTGTCGGCAAATCATGTATGCTAGTTGTATTGAATTCGGACATAGATTTTTAATTATATTATAACTAAAGATAAGTGGTAATATAATCTTTACGCAAAAGCCACCGTTTTCTTCCCCTTAACACAGGTTTCGGCATTTTTCTCCAATTTGTAACATTTTCCGTCAAATTTATATATTTTGTCTTCGATTTCTTCTAATGGCGGTGCTTTAGATATTACACAATTTTTTCCATGACATATTCTTCTGAAAAATGTTGCTAATCCTAAACCTAATAAAATCGACATTAAATAATGACCTAATTCACTATGAACAAATTTTGATAAATACATTATATATTATATTTATATTTATATTTTTTTGAAGGTTTATTGTGGTTTACTTTTTAAGACTGTACAGGGACAGTCTTTATAGAAAATGGATTGACTGGACACTCTGTCTCAACCGGTTTGAATTCAAAACACTGATTGTTTTTGTCTTTGTATTGCGTCTTTAAATAATTTGATGGCGTTGGATACATATAAACTGTTTTTACATCGGGTCCTAAAACATACACAAAGAATAGTCCTATAGCGAAGCTAGCTATAAAAACTGGAATATGAATGTATTTTGACAGCATCTGATTTTATATTATGTAAATATTATTATTATTATTATTATAAAAATGATATTTGTTTGTTAGATTGATTATGGTGACTGTGGGCTATTTGCTTGTGAAGAGTCTACACTATTGGCTCCTGACTGTAGACTATTGGTCGGCGAATTAGGCACATATCCCGGCGAATTAGGCACATATCCCGGCGAATTAGGAACGTATCCTGACATTTCTTCATCTTCTTCTTTTGCTGAAGCTAATTCTATCTTTTCTTCTTCTTCTTCTTCTTCTTCCTCTACCAATACAATTGCCCTTCTAGTCTTTGCCTTAGACTTGGAAATTGGATTGACCTTTAGTGTCTTGTTTTTACTTGGAGCTGCCGCCCCTTTAACAAACGCGACTACATTGTCCCCCTTAACAAAAGTATACTCTAAATTCTGTAAACTATTTTTGCGCTGGCGTAATAAAAACAGCAGATTTTCTGTCTCATATTCCACCATATTAATTTCATATTTAAGCTCCTGTATTTCTTTGATTCGCGGCATCATTTCATTTTTGTAAAATTTGACTGCTTCATTTACAACCTGTTCGTTGCCATTTTCGTCGTATTCTTTTATCATGCGCTTGAATTGTAATATATATTCTTTTCCAAAAATATCAATAGCACGCTTAAGCTGTTCGGTCTTTTCAGGGTTATCATTTACGAGTATATTTTTTTCTATAACGCCTCCGGCCAAATTCGTTATTTCTTTTAACTCAATGGATAATTGTTCAAAATTATTAATTGCGATATCTTCAGCCACATATCCAAACATCATGTTATATTTTTCCTTAATAATCTTTCTCTTGTAGTCGTCGATAAAATCCGCATTTTGGTTAATTTCTTTTTCAAATGTAAACTGAGTGCCTTTCATTAAATTTATATTTAACGGACATGGTTCATTGGTATCGCCGCATTTTGCGATATATTGTCGTGAAAAATCGCCGCTTTTGTGTTTAATCGAAAAAACAGTACTGACGTTTCGTTTACAATTGATACATTCGGGTTTAGGCAATTTCGAAAAAGCAATGCGCTTCTCTTTTTTGCTGGTATTTTTTGACTTCAATAACGGATGAATATATTTTTCTTTATAAGCAGTTTCGTATTTATCCTTCATTTTGTAAAATTCATTAATGGCTTCGTGAATATCTCTTTTTCCTGCCTTGGGTCCTTGTTCTTGCATATATTATATAATTTATAGCTATATAAATTATTTACAACTACGCATTATTTTTTTACCATTTGAATAAGACTTTAAACATGTTTCCTAATTTCCTCCATTTCAGTCTCCCAATGCGGTAAACCAGTAATTAATTCCTGTTGCGCTCTTATTTTTGTTTGCTGGTAATTCCGTATTTTAGATAGTATGTATCGCTTTTTCTGTTCTTCATTTTCTTTGCGTTCGGCTTCTGATAGTTTGCCTTTGTATTTATATATTAATAATATGCCTAAAATGACAAGAAACCCGATAAACATGGATACATTAAACAATGTATTATGATGTTTTTCCTTGAAAGTATGACACTGTTTTAGCGTTTCATTCAAGAAATATTTAACGCCAGGTTCTGTCAGTCGCGGTTTAGCATTTTCTTCAAAAAAACTCATTAGTAATTTATAACAATTATATTAAATACCTTTAAAAATCGAAAAAAATATACTAATTAACTATATATGGATATATATTTAACATCAATCATTGTTTTTATAGTTTTGACAATTGCCTATTTTATAGTTTTAAAACCCACACTTACGGTTGATAAAGTGCCGGAGATTGATATCAAAACAGGTGCTATAACCATGGATTGTTTCAATGATTACAAGAGTTCTATATTCCCTAAACTGGCGCTCTATCTTTTAGCAGTGTGTCTATCCCAGTTCATATTAAACACAAGTTATATGAATGCTAAATGCGGTGGCACATCCAAGGACAATATTGGCA